TCGCGGACAGCCCAATCCGGCCATCGAGCGTCAGGCCAGGAATGTGAATCATGTCCTTACGGTCAATCTCCCGCTCGGCACTCTTCGGTGGCGCGTAGAAGTAGCGAAGCCGATTGTTTTCATCGCACTCCAAACGCATACGCTGAGGAAGTAGAACGTCCAGCGAAGCCGGAGTCCCAGCGCCGTTGCGATGAATCCGGATGTATCCATTTCCCCACAGCAACATCGACGCAACCACCGCCTGCCAAAACTGCATGGCGGTCATGTCGATGTTGGGCTGGCTGTGGATCAGGTCATAGACCGGATGATCCCGCGCGTCGATCCGGCTGCCGTCGGGAAGCCGTTTGTAGAGCGAGAACGGCAGCCCGGCAACAGACGTGGATATAAGCCGAACACACGCCCATACCGTTGACAGCCGAAGGGCGCGCTCAGCCGTGACGGATTTTCCGCTACTCGACGCGGAGCCGAAAAAGCCGCCCCAAAAGTCGCCATCGGCAAGGCGAATCGGGCGGTTGTGCCAGATCGACTCGCTTTGCGCCGCCCTGACGATGATGTCAGCGAACTTAGCCACCATTGGCCCCCGCCTTCAGGCCGGCACGCAGAAATGCCGATACCGTGAACATGCAGCCACCGCCTGCCAGTAGCGCCGGACCGACTCCAAGCAGCACGTACACGCCGGCCACGATTAGGCCCATGCCACACAGAGTTGCCGCGAGGAATGCATAAAGTGCTGTTCGCATGTTTCAACCAATGATTGGGTCACGAATGGCCTGCCAGAACGCCTGGCTGGACCTACCTTCCGGATTGCGGGCCATGAGGTCCACGGCGTCGAACAGCGCCATGAGCGGATCGATCTTGGCCGACCCGCTGGCCTGCTTCGTGATATTGATGGCGTTCCCCGTGGGGACCACCTTTGCATTGCCTACACACCAAGCCATCAAAGCCTGCGCGGCGTGCTTGAGGGTGCCGTCCGCCAGGCGTCGTTCTGCCGTCTTGATCGTTCCCGACAGCTTCCATCCCTGGCTGACTGCAACCAGTTTCTCTCCAGGGATTCCCGCCTCTTCCAGCGCATCAAGTACCGACCCGATGCTTGCAGGATCGGCACCAACTTTGTCCAGCAACCCAGACTCGTTGACTTCGGCCACGATGTCCGCAAGCTCGGCCACATCTTCCCCGATGTTCTCTACCAGGGACAGTTCGCCATCTGCAGCAAAATCCTTCAGGCGAGGCGCGATTTCCTTGCGGCGCTCCAATACAGACGGGTGCGCCCAAGCCCGGCACCAGGCTAGCCATTCCTTCGTGTCCTTGTGTCGGCCCAGGACGCACATCCCCAACAAGTCATCCAACCCGCCGCCGTCGATGCCAACCTCTATGACCTCGCTGTTATCCAGCAGATAGGACAGGCTTATGCTTGGGTCGGCCTGCGCTTCCCAATAGTCAGCCCCGGCCCATCGGTCTGACCGCAGGGCCTGCCCAATCTCGACGTTCAGATGCTTGGCCATGAATCCTATGACAGATTCCTCGCCGCTTTCTTCGGCCTGGGCCAGCATCCGAACCAGGTCGTCCTTGTTTACCGATGCGCCTAGGTTTGGGTTGGTGACGTAAAACTTCTCCGGATTCCTGTGTTCCCCGGCATCCAGCATCGCCCGAGGAAATTCGTACAGGACAGGCAGAAAACGGGGATCATGGATTTCCCCATCTCGCACCTTCCTGGCGTACTGCAGCTTCTGCTTGAAAACCCCCGCTGGCGGCTCGTCGGATTGCGTCGTCAGATAGATGATGAAGCCTTCCGGGCGAGAAACCAGACCGCCCGTTGCCTCTCGCAGCATGTTCTCCGCCTTGGCCTTCTTGCCGAAAATCCAAAGCTCATCGATCAGGACAATGGACGATTTCTTCCCGCCCACCGTATCCGTATCCGCCGCGACAACACTAAGAACAGCCCCGGTCCGCCGGTCAGTGATCGTGCGGTAGTGCTCCTGAACATGGAAAATCGCCCGCAGTTCGTCATCGGCCTGAATCATGTCCCTTGCGGGGAAGAACGAGTTCTTGGCGATCTCGACGGTCGGGGCGATGATCGTCAGCTCTGCCGAGCGTCGCCAATTCAACAGCAGCGCCGTCATCATGATCCCGGCCGCCGTGGTTGATTTCGTATTCTTCTTGCTAATCAGCAGGAAGAACTCCGTGATTAGCCGTCGGCCAGTCGCCTCGTCATACGCCCCAAAGACCGCTCGGACGAAATCCAGCACCCACTGCCTCGACACCTCGCCCATCGTCGGGCTGCCCGCCAGGTCCACCACGCGTAGTTGCTCGAAGATTCGCAATGCCTTGTCGGCCATCTCCGGAAACAGCGGCGGGCAAGGGACCAAACTCTCGCCCGCAACAATCCGCCGCTCCCAATCCAGGCAAGCGGTACTCCAAACCGGAAATTGCGACATCAGTTCAAGCGGGGGGGCGCCGCAACAGAGAATCTGCCAGAACCCATCACTTCAGCCAGCTGCTGCTCCTTAGCTGACTTCTTGCTAGCTTCGCCCTTGCGTTCATGCGTAAACGGCATCAATGCCTTCGCCGCTTCGAACCGAAGCTTCATGTCTTCGCTGGGGTCATTCATCAGCGCTTTGAGAAAGTCCTTTGGGTCGCCAAACATCTTGCCGAGGTCCGGAAGATTGATCGGCTTGCCACTGGCCTTTGCCTCTTCTTTCGCCTCCTCGACTGCTTCCTTGCGCGCCAGCGCTGCTTTCACGTCTGGATCCTTCATCAGCCGGGACGCAGCTTGCGATGCACCCTTTTCGCTGTATCCAGCCGCAATAGCCGCCCTCGCACCGCTTTCCCCCGACTGAAGCGCGAGCACAAATTTGCGCTTTTTGTCAGTCAATGCCATAAACAACCTCGGTTAACAAAACCTTGTTGAGGGATATTTTCTCTGCGTGAGGGAAGCAGCCGGTCTAGAAAATCGAATTCCCCCACGGTTTCGACCCTCCCCCCCCTGCCTGGATGGCCCTGCTGCTCGCTATCAGCCCCGTGTCGCCGCCCATGCGTGAGCCTGCTGTTGCCCCACGAGCCTTGATTGCCTTGCGCACCCAGTACTCCACGCGCTTGGCGTCAGGCTGGCATCCAGTCATGTGACATATCAGCGCTACGCCTGCTAGATACCAGCGCAGCCACCAGGACACGCGGATGCTGACTGTCACTGTCTGATGTGTACGCGCCATCATTTGCCCGCGGCGGCCATGCATACCGCGAGATCAGCCATGCCGCTGAGGTGTTCCAGCGCGCACTTGGTTTTGATCGGGTCCGCACCGCCGTCCATTGCTCTGCTGATAATCATCTGGCGATGCATAGTGCAGGCAGCCGGCGACAACAGGACAACAGTCGCAGCGGCTATCAGTGCAGATTGAATCCATTTGCTCATCACTCAACCCTCCACCGGCCAGCCATCCAACCCGATGCGCGGTCGCTGGCTGCCTGCTTTGTCCCGTCGCTGCGCGTCGCTGTCGTGGTGACGTTTGCACAACGACTCCCAGTTTTTCCGATCCCAGAACAGCGATTGATCACCGCGATGCGCGACTATGTGATTGACCACAGTCGCCAGCGGCTCCGGAATACCGCGCCGGGCGCACTCGACGATCACATCAGCCGGCGCCAGGTCGGCCATGCCCAGCTCGGCCAGGCACATCACGCAATGCGGTCGCAGTCGCAGGTACTCGGCCCTGGCCTGCTGCCACTTGTACCCGTACCCGCGCTGCGCTGCCGTGCGTTTGTCGCCACGCCAACTATCCGGGTTGCCCTGCACGGTCTGTCGTTTCGCGGGCAGCTCGCCCAGGCGCGGCGGCAGTGTTCGCAATCTCGCCACGTCAAATCCCCGCTGTTACAAAATAGTTTGACAGACCTATTGCGGTAACGCGCGTTACCGCGTAGAATTCTGTTCATGGGGTTGAGCAACAGCCCCACCGCCCTGGCGGTTTCCAGGCTCAGCTAGGAGATACCATCATGACCACCATCGCCAACATCATCGCCACCGCTACCGTTTCTGTCGGAGACGCGCATCGCGACGCCAGCGGAATTGGTTACTACGCATTTGTCCCTTACTACGACGCGCAACCGAGTGGCCCGAGCAGGGAAATCCGCGCAGGCAGCTACGCAGGAATGCTGGCACTGCTTCGCGCCCGCAAGGCGGCGGTGGCCTTGGCCTTGGCCGCCACCGAGCACGAAATCAGCGGCGATGAATGGAGCGATGCGTGTTCTGATCTGTACAACCAAATTGCCTATGACACGGGTCGCTACGAGATCCGCGACTGGCGTAGCGCAGTCCGCACTCTGGTGCGTAAATTCCGCATCATCCATTGAGTGACGCCACACCCTGCCCTCGCGCCGCGGGGGCATGAGTGGAGTTATTCAACCCGTCCCCGGCGGTTTCCGGGGTCAACCAGGAGCCCAAATGAACATCGACGTTCGCGAGTATGCGCGCAAGCTGCGCCAAACGCCCCCAGTTCCCTGCAATTTCTCGGTCGGCGACCGAGTGACATTCACCAACGAGTTCGGCGTTTCGTTCTCCGATATGCGGGTCATCGGTTTTGCGGATGACGATTCGTTCTATGGGCGCTTTATCCACATCACCGGCCCGGAACATCCGGGAGCGTTCTGGTTCCCACATCGCCCCGACGAGCTCACGAAACAATAACCGCCAGCAAACCCACAATCGCCCGCCTCGCGCGGGCTTTCGGCGTGCCAGCCGCAGATGCGGCGCAACCGGAGACTGACATGCTCAAATCGATCGCACCCCCGCGCACATTCCACCCGGACGCCGCGCAGGTCGAGGCATACCGCCGCGCCCTGGCCGCTCAGGCCGAAATCGCCCGCATCGAGCCCATCGTGCGCGGTTATCAGCGTGACATACTCGCGTGCGGGCAGTGGCGCGTGGCGCAGGAATGGGTGGACGACGGGCATCCCTGCCACGTCATCGAGCAGCCTGCCCACGCCTGGATGATGGCTGATGCCGATCACGCCGAATACCTGCACCAGTGCCGCGCCGCCCAGCTCGCTGCTGGACTGCCCGACCTGGGCGACCGCTGCCCGCTGCTGGTGGCCCAGGACGATTTGCGCCGCGCCCGCCGCGACCTGGTGGACGCGCTGCGCCCGGTCACCGGCGTTGACTGGCAAACCGCGCTGGTAGCCGGCCCACGCCGGGCCGACGAATACGCCGATGCTGCGATGCGCCTGATGCGCGCCGCCGTCCGCTGATAACCCTATAGCGACATCGCGCCGGATGCCGTATGGCGACATCGGCGCATTGTCGCGCGTTACCGGAGCCGATAGAATGCTGTGCATGACCGACGAAACAGCACCGCGCCCGCTCAAACAGCGGGCCTACGAATCCCGCCTGCGCGACCGCGGCGGCCGCCGCCTGCCGGGCGGGACGCTACAGCCCGACGCCGCCCGCGCCCTCGATGCGCTGGTTGCCGCCGGCTACGCCCCCAGCGCCACGGCCTGCATTGCGCGCGCCCTGGTCGAGGCCGCCGACCGCCTGACCGACCCGGTATAGCGACATCGCGCTAGGGACCGTATGGCGACATCTAGCCAGACCCCTATGGCGACATCCAGACGGACCCCGTATAGGGGAATGAGTAGCGAGGACTGAATGACCTACCGAATCTATCTCCGGGACGCACAGCAGCGCGTCACAGATAAAACTGCAACCGAATCCCGCGCCGCTGCCATGGCTGCATTCGGCGAACTCGTTGACCGCGCCAGCCTGGATGGACAAAAGCTGTTGGCGGTTCTCAACCAGGACGGGCGTAAGATCGCGCACCACAACTTCCTATCTGCTCCCGGCGATCCCGACTACTGGCGCGGCAGACTGGTTGAAATCCCTTGGCAACCCCTATAGCGACATCTAGCCAGCGATCCGGCAAATGCCTGTATGACGACATCTAGCCAGAAGGCCGTATAGCGCAATCTGTGCGGCGTATAGCGACATCGCATCACAAAAAGCCACGCCCCGGCGAATCCGTAGACTCAGCGGGGCGCGAAACGATGCCGAAGCATCGGACAGCAGAGAATCTAACGCCCAGCGATCAACCTGGGCGGCCCGTCGGTTTTACCCGGCAGGACTTCAAATGCAAAAACTCGCCGATCTTTCGATGGCGGCTATTCTCTCAGGCACACCAAGAAGGTGGCTGGATCCAAAAAGAAACCCCGGCGAGCGAAGCTCAAGCCGGGGCGAAGCGGGGGTCGGAGATTCAGGGCAGTACGAAAGCGACAGGCGCACTACCCCGCACCCATTGTGACGTATCGCGTGACGGATTTGTGCGGGCGATGTGACGAATCCGTCACATGCCATATGTAATTGCGCCCATGGCGGCCCTCTTCGGGTTCATGAATCGTTATGCTTCCCGTTTCCTCCAAAGCCTCCATCGCTCGCTGAATTCCTCTCTCCAAACGAGTTCTCTCTTTTTTATCCAGATCGCGGCCTCGCGAAACGTGGCGCACCAGCTCGCCAAGGCGAAATGGACGCCCTGGATAGGCCCCCATCAGCTCAATCACCTCACGCGCATACTTCATCGGCCTGAAACTCCTTGACGATCTCAGCTTTGAACAACACCAGAGCGGCGTGATATTCATCTCGCGTCACCCCTAGCTCAATCCGGGCGCGCTCGCGGCGGATATTTCCGGTCCTGACCCAGACAGTGCGATATTCGCCGGACGGGGATATCTCCATGTCGCGCTCCCAGATGTCGTATCGGGATCGGTTCAGGTATTCGTATTGCAGGATTCGTCTCCCGACGAATGGCATGCGTTCCCAGGCCCGTTGGACGAGCGCAGCATGTTCCCTGTTCACAATCCGGCGCGGCGGCGTATCGTCTTCGTCCTGCGAGTTGGCGTCAGGCGCACGGTACGCGCCTTCCAGAGATAGGCACCGATCCGGCTCCCTGGGTTCCGGAGATTCGCCCTGCCAGGACGCGGCGATCCAGTTCTCGATCTCTTCCCCAACGAAGGCTGGCCACGCTTCCGTCATGTTCGATTTCACTTGCTGAACTCCACGTACTTAACCACCCCTTTCCGAGCACGTTTGGCTGCGCATTCTGCATGCCAGCGGCACAAATCCTCCGCATCCTTCAATCGTCCTCGTTCCCACGCCGCCATATTTCTCCAAAACGGCCACCAACCACCGCGCACCTGTGGCATATACCCTTCACCCTTGTAGATCACTCGATACTTGTATCGCCAGCTCACGATTCGCTCCTTGCGTACTGACTGCACTTCTTTCCGTAGGGCCTACCCTTCAGGCACCGCATCACGGTGTCGCCAAAGGGGCTGGCCACTGTTTTTGCCTGAGCGCAGCCGCTGCATGACTGCTTCAATTCAGCCGCCTCCCGAGCGATCAGGACTTTCAGCGGGTCTTGGCATTCCCAGCGCATCAGCGGCCGCATGATCGCTACTCCATGCCGTGGGCCAAGTAGGGCACGTTGCTGACCAGCGCCTTCATGGCCGGCTGCTGGTTGATCCGGTCCCGGATTGCGACCAGCCGCGGGTCCAACCGCAGCGGCCGGCCCGTATCAGCAATCAGTGTTGCCTTGACCGCCTCCGGGTTGCCCTCGTGTACCCAGGCGCGGATCACGACGTGCGGGTCTTTGGAGGTGAAATCCGGCCGGTGCTTCTTGATCTCGGATGCGACCGATATCGCATTGCGCTGCTGAGGCCCCAGCTTCACGCCGTATTCGCGGAATAGCTTGTCGATAGCAGCGGTGCGCATGAATTTGTCGGAATCGGATGCAGTGCGCGGCAATGCCATTTCAGTTCTCCTTCGGATTGAATGCGAGCAGACCACGGCGATAGGCCCAGGCTTGATAGGCTTGTTCGAACGTGGGCCTAGGGCTGGGGCCGATACGCGAGCACCAGACCAACCAAATCCCGCCCTCATAGCGCGCTCGGGGCTTTTGCACGATCAATGGTTCTCTCCGGGTTTGATGGACATCAGACTTCCCTCACTGTTATGCCGTGCCGTTCCAACATGAGCTTCCTCTTGATCACGTAGTCGCGCGTTCGCATGCCCTTGGCATCTTCGACTACACACCGTT